CCTCGGAAAATGTGATAATCGACCGCGCAGTTATGATTTCTAGTCCGCTATCGCTTGTAATTACGATTGATTCCAATAGTGCTCTCTATCAAGCCGCAAGTCCCCCTGCAGGATTTCAAGTCTTTAACTATGGTAGTACCGATTGCCTCCAAGCGTTCCCTTTGGCTGCGCTAATGAATACTGTTACGGCTCAGATAAATAATACCACCACGAGCGTGAATTTGCAGGATGTTCTACCTTCCATTTTAAAAATGAACTCGGTGCATCAACTTTCGCGTTATAGTTCGATGACGCCATTCTTTCCCGACACAATGTTCGGCGAATTTTCGGATGCTAAGAATTGCATTGCGAATGTTTTGTCGTCGGGTAATAATTCCATCCCCGACTTTCGTTATTTACCTCGCGGTGCGCACCCCGTTAAAATTAGCGTAGTCCATACTGCGGATGCGATTCCCGAAATTGCTGCTGGAAATGGAGCAAATCAAGCAGCTATACCTGCTGTCGCTGCAATCAACGACGGAAGTCTTCAAGTCGCAGCTTTTCAGCCTACTACACAAGCTAATCGCCAGAACGGGGTGCATCGTGCAAATGAGAAGTGGGTCATCACATTAGAAACTATTTGTACCGAACCTCTTTTCCTCAGCCCATTCATCTATTCTGATGCGGAGTACAATTCACAAGGACTCGTTGGCGTTAATAATATGAACTTTTTATTTAACATCGATACAACTTGTCGTCGCGTCTTCTCCAGCTCCAATAAATTAATTAGCAATATAGCCTTGAATAATCCCAATGGATTCCAGCTTTCTAATGCGCTTTACAATGCGGGAAGTATTGGTACGATACGAGCTGGAACGCGTCCATCCTTACTTTTCCGTTTTCTTTCGTCACAGCCCAGTGATTTATTGCAGACGAAGAATGTTGTCCCCTTCCTTGATTTTCCGAGGTACATTACTTCTTCGAATACGACCAATACGATTGCCGCAACGAACCTATTTGACCAAGCAGGAGTCCCGATACCAGGTGCAACCGCTTCTACGGGTGTTATCATCACAAGCAACTTGCAAATTAATCAAGTACCCGACAAATTTATAATATCCGTGCGCTACCCAATGAACAACCAAGATTATTCGATGACGAACTCCTTCTTAGCGATTACTGGAGTCAGTGTGAATTTTAACAACCAGTCCGGGCTGTTGAGCAGCTGCAGTCCATACGCGTTGTGGCGTATGAGCGTAAAAAATGGTTCGCAGCAAGGCTGGGACGAGTTTAGCGGTCAGATGTATGTGAACACTCCGCAAACTAATGCAGCACAAGCACCAGCAGGTTACGGAGGGGGCGTTGGAAAAACAATTCCTACGATTGGTAGCTTATTAGTTATCAACCCTGCTTATGATTTATCGTTGCCCGACTATATTTCTTGCGGCAGTTTGGGTAATTATAATATTCAGTTCCAAATTAATGTGACGAACCAGTTTAACTGAAACATCAACCCCGAGGTCTGCGTAATTGCCGTCAACTCTGGTATTTTCGTTACTCAGCAGGGTGTTTCGAGTGTTTATCAAGGCCTCCTTACCAAGGAAATGGTATTGGCGACCAAGAGCGAATATCCTGCGGGTGCGATGACTTCTTCAGAGATTTCGCGCAAGATTGGCGGCAGTATGTTAAACTCGAGTTTGACGGCCATTGGTAAGATGAAGTCGGATAAAAAGAAAGGTGGAGCATCCGCGGGAGCGTTAGCTGGGGCAATGGGCGGTGGAAAATTATCCAAGCATTATTAAGGGCTTGTTATTTTGTAAGGGATGAGCAAAAGAGAATGCCGAATGCCGAAACCGAAAATAGAAAATAGAAAGTAGCCAATGAATCGATTTTCTTTCAAAAAAAAGGGGGGGGGTCTAAAAAAAGTCAGAAAACGCAATAATAAAAGAATTCACAAATCCGTTTTCGGCATTCGGCTTTTCGGCATTCTCTTGCAAAAATAATTTAGCGAGAGATATATATAAGAATGGTTCAGACAGACATCGCCTACGATAATACTTATAATCGAAAGCTTGTTAATTTGTTACGCGAGATGGACGAGAAACATTGGAAGAAGGCTGGAGATTCTTATGCGCCAACTCTAATGGGAGAACGCTTAGGCAGTTTCCACGGAGAGCATCCCAAGATTGGTGGTGGAGCGCCTCAGCAATATGTTTCGCCTGGGAATTCTTCTTGCTATCCACCCGCGCATTTTCATACGGGGATGGTCACGCGAAGAAAGAAAGTGGGTGGAGATTGGTCGGACGCACTAGTGCAAGGCCTTGCGAGTGCCGCACCAGCATTGCTAATGGGGCTTGGAGAACCTGCTGCAGAAGAAGGCGGAAGATTAGCCCGAGCCAAGTCTATCGGTCGTAGAGTAAAGAGGGGACGCAAAGTAATGTTCGAGGGTCTCCCCAATACTTCTCCCGCAATAGCGCAAGTACCTCATAAGCGAAAAGGTCGAATGATTAAGGGGTCGCCCGAAGCTATGCAGTGGGCTGAAAAGATGCGCAAGTTGAGAGCGGAAAAGAAAAGAGGGGGCAGCGAGAATATAAAATCCACTCTGGTGGAAGAAGTCCCTTCTGTTCCCACGGGTGCGGGTCGTAAACGCAGAGCAAAGAAGGAGGGCGGATTCAGCTTACCGAAATTAAGCGACATTATGGAAATCGCCAAGCCCGTTGCGAAAGAGTTGGGTAAGGCTGCTTTAGACAAGGGCGTAAGCTTCCTTAAAGATAAAATATCTGGAGCTGGATTAAAGAAAACGGGCGCAGGTTCAGGCGGTCGTGCTAAACGCGCTGAAATAGTAAAGAAAATAATGAAGGAGAAAAATCTCAAAATGATAGAAGCATCGAAATATGTAAAGCAGCACGGACTTTATTAGCAGCTGCCGCCCCCACCCCGTCATTTTAACATCTTACCAAATAAAGATGTTAAAAAGTAATCTGCGAAATTTATTGATGGTTTCCAAGAAGTCCCACGCAAGGGTTTGAACCCATCTTCCTTCCGACGGAAGTAGGAACTTGGTAATTCTAGTAGCACCAACCCTTTTTAGAAACCATCAATAAATTTCGCAACCTCTCTACCACTTGCAAATCGTAGTCAAGGAGTCGATGGGGATATGAATGTGAATTTTAGCTTCATTCGTGGGTCTGTCCAAGCGCCCAAATAGTTCTTTTTTATAGTCTTCGAAAATTACGGGGTCGTATTCACAATAGCACAAATAATCTGTGAAGTTATAGAGCAGCACAAGAGGTTTCGAAAGCTCTTGCACTTTGTTGTATCCGATGATTGTATCGGGGAAGGTGTCTCTTTTAACGCGCCGAGACTTGAGTTCATAAGTATAGTCGGGGCATTGAAAATCGTGCTTCGAAAACTTCTTCGAGAATCTCTCAATGTCGCGCTGGAAGTAATCACGAATAACGGGCAAGACCTTGGCTTCTTCTTCTGAGCCGTGCTTGTATTCAGATGCATAAAAAGGCATTTTTTTTATATAATAGACAAACATTAATTATTCCTAAATTTAACGAGAAATAATCTAGCCATAACTTATATTAGAATGAAGCTCAATAAAAAACTCAAAGAGGAAACCATTCATCGCATCAGCAAACCAATGTCCGATTCAGAGTTGGAGAAATATACTGGAATCAAGGCTTCGGAAATAATAAAGTATAGCGAATTAAAAGATTTCAAGACCATTGATGAATTGCTACCCGCCGACAAATCTTTTCGCATCATCCTGCTGGAGGAAACATACAATTCGGGACACTGGATAGCTATGATGCGATATGGTAGCACAATTGAGTTTTTCAATAGCTACGGGACTGCACCCGATACGGATTGGAGGTTCATAAATAAAATGATACGCGTAGTTTTAGGAGAAAACACCAACGAACTGACGCGCCTGATGAAAAACGCAGACGAACTTGGCTACGAAGCAATTTACAATAAGAGGGACTTTCAGAAGCACTCGAACGACATACAGACTTGTGGTCGCTGGGTCGTGCTAAGAATAGAGATGATGAGGATGGGGTATGATTTAAAGCAGTTCGGAGAGTTTATTGACGAGCTTTGCGCCAAGACCAAGGAAGGAACTGACTTCGTAGTTTCTTTGCTGGTTTCGAAGTAACGATGCGCTCGAGAAGTCAAATGTAAAAAATTGAATCGCCATATCACAACATTATTTTAACCAAAAAAACTTGCAATGACTACTCGCTACTACGACGAAGAATCGTTTACCGATAATTTAAATTATTCGATAGAAGATAT